AGCATTAAATACGTCTTCACCAAATACAGAGTTAGCTACAAATTGAATTGATTTCTTAGTTCCAACTGATTTATAAATATCTACTGCGTTTGCTAACTGTAATCTCCACCGATCAGGCTCTGAACCAAATAGTCTCCAACCTATCAAATCAGCTAGTAATGGTAAATATTCATCGGGGCAATAATCAAGATCCGCTAGAGTTTCTAACTTATCAATGTTGTTTGAATAATCAGCAAAAGCAAAAGAAAATGCTTTTACCAATTTTATAAAAGGACCTTGTAAGTATTTTTTAGTTAATAAATAAGAGTTCTGTAGATAGTCATCAATAGCATCTTTTACTCTCATGTCCGCATTATCAATATACAATGGAGAGTATACAATATCTACTAATGTCAGTAGTCTATCTAATTGTTGAGTTCCGCTGGTATAAGTATTATCAACAGTATATGTTGGTGGCCTTAAATCATCTGGGATTAATTTCCAATTTACCCAGTTAGTATAACTTGAGTAGTTTCTCCAGATGTATTCTGTAAGTCCCCTAATACCATCATTAATCAGTATTGGCTTTGCATTATAAATTTTACTAACCAGAATATCGTGAACATAAGAAGATGGGTCGTAAGTAATGCCACTAGTATTCAGGAAGTATAGCCAGGATAAATTTGTTATTAAATAATTATGATTTGCGCTTGGACTTCCCCCATCGAGGAAATCTATAGTTGGTTTGTTTAGTATAATTCCAGGTAGTAAAGTCTCGGTTAAATAATCTGAAAAATCTGAACTTGAATTAAAATCTCTAAATGATTTATTTAATGGTATTAATAATTTCTTTTCAAAATCATTGATGTCTAAATTAGTTAAATTATTTTGTTTTACAAAGAATTGTGATATTCCGTTTTTATTATTTATTGAGCTATAGATTGTCCCCTCTATTGCGCTTACATTAATTACTGAAGATATATTTTGAATTACATTTAAATGTGAGTTTATTACCTGATCCAGTATGTCTAATTGATTGTCGTTTAATTTATAATCCTCTTCAAAATACATTGAAGGGATTGCATACTTTACAGCATCACTGTAATTGTATTTATGGAACTGTCGATTGTCTACGAATTGAACTGGACTAGACATAAACTATACTAAGTGAATAATTATTTAGTTGTGCAATTTCGTTAAAGTTTAATTTTACTGATTCTGGAACATTGTCGATTGTTGCGAATCTAACTTCATCTACCTGGAATATTGAATACATTAAATCTTGTGGATTAAATTCTTTTCCAAAGTCGGTATTGTCTACATTAAAGAATTGTAATATTTTATCATTGACTTTTGATTTTATACTATTTTCTATTGGTTGATATTTTTTATCTACTCTTAAAGATATCATCAGATCAAGTGTGCGGATCAAACCATCCACAACTACCACTTCATCAGTCAACATCTTTTTATCTTCTATTGCTTGAATTATTTGTCTTTTGAATTCTGGGGTTGATTTACGGAGTTGTAAGTTATTTACTCTCTCTAACACGTAGAGGTCGATTATGTTTGCAGAAGAATAAGCTCTTCTGGTGACGGCTGTAGCCTTACCAACTGACCCGTAAGAAGTTATATAACTATTTACGAAGGCTTTGTAGTCATTTAAAGTTACTAGTCTATCCTGAGATCTGAACATCAAAGGGCCATATTTCTTCACATGCTCAGTAGTTTCAGCGTCTGTTCCTCCAGTGCCTTGTGAAGTATTTTCTATCGTTGCCTGAATATTAGTAGTATCTTTATAGACTACAGTTGTCTGAGTATTGATTAGGCTATTAATTATGTTTCCTCTGCTACCACCACCAACTCTATAAATGATTCTATAGCTATCACCTAAGGCAGGAACTTTACCAATATTATTATCACCGAATACTACAGTTCCACCATAATTGTCATTTGAAACTAATTGGAATACTTTATCATTAGTTCCTGAGGCATAGAAGATATTGTTAACTTGTTTGTACTCACCGCTGGTATCCGATTGCCCAATAATAAATGCTTGGATACTACCTTCAATGATTGGGCTTTGTTGTAAAGTAACGCTCTTTAGAGCTTCGGTATCAGCAAATGAACCTTCCTCCACAACGAGCGAACCTTCAAGTAATATTAGGTTAGTGAGAGTGGTATTGGTCTCTTTCTCAGACTCATAAATGATGATATTGCCATCTGCATTAGCGGTATCTATATCGCCATCGGGAGAAACTTTATAGAGAGTGTAAGTTAATGGTAGGCCATCCTCGGGAGAGGTTATGGAGGTTACTCTGTTAGCAGGGCTTATAGTTATGTATGATCCGGTTCCAGTTGGGCTCCAGCCTGGGTTAGTAGCTAGGGTTAATTTAGCGTTGGCTGCGGCAGCTATAGGACCTTTCATCCTAATCCCTATAAGTTGCATTAGATTCCTGATGCTTTCTCTGGATTGAGCCGTTGCCAAGAAGTTCTCATTAGCTAAGTAATCGGCCTTATATGATAAAACATGGCCCATATAAGCCACCAACTCAATCAGCATCATGCCAAAGTCTGACTCTGAAAAATAATTATAATCCAGAGGGTATACAGCTTTTACGTAATTAAGTAGCTCAGTTCTTAAAGTTAAAAAGTCTGTAGCAGCAAAATTAATTAAATTCTGCTTATTTATGTCCTCTACGCGAGCTAATTTTAAAAAGTCTGAAGTTACTGTTCCGTTAAAACCCATTAGATTATGTCTACCTTAATTTCAAAAGATATATTTTCCTCTTCCTTTAAAGTGCAAAATATCATTATAAAAATATGATAGCCGCCCTCTAAAGTTGACCCTTCACCTGGAAATACCTGTATTTTATTTACTGTTACGTTCCTAGCATATTTAGAGAAAGACTCTAAGATTTCCCTTCTTATTTGACTAAGAGTTGCCTGATCCAAGGGCTCCATTAAGTAATTTTTTAAGTTAGTCCCAAAGTTAGGGACCATTACTCTTTCCCCTCTTGTAGTTAATAATAGCTGCCTTAGGCCACTTTTAATTACTTCTAAGTCCGAAGATTTATTTAAAAACCCACCATCTTCCAGGTTTGAAAATGGAAACTTAAACCCATAAGATTTATCAGACTTTCTTTTGGTTAAGAAAGATGCTGCCTTTGAGGTTGGATTTCCATAAATAGTAGATTGGGAATTTAATACCATATTAAATTAGTTTTCCAGGCAATAAATGGGGTGGTCTAGGTAAATATATATAGTTAAGTTAAATACTTATAATAGGTTAATTCAATTATGACGAGACTCCCTAATGAGCCAGATGTTACAGTAAGAAATGAAGTTAATAACTCATTTATAAATGACGAATACATGGTAACTAATCCAGTTCCTATTAGTCGAGCCTATTTAAGTGGACCATTTGAATCTTATTACCATCGCTACGATCCTTTAAATGTTGCCTCAATATCAGCAGTAGATCCTAAAAAATTAGAATTAGCTAAAAATAGAAGACCATTTTTTGAAGAGAAATACTTCTATCTTCATAATGAAATGGATAAAAATGGTGTATCGGTAATGCCTTACTTAGGATCTGGGACATTAGCAACGGATGAAGTTCATCTTAGCAGTGTTTTACCTTATTATCCCCCTAATGTAGGAATCCAGGTTAGTGCTTTTTTAAATTTTGAAAAATCAAAAGTTAATGGAAAATCTTTTGGTGATGTATTTTCTTCTGGATTAGATGCATTCTTTGGGGAAGAGATGATTGAAATACAGGGTGTAAGCACTGTAAATAAAATTTATTCCTCCAAAATGGTTGGTGGAGGTATCTCAAGTTGGTTAGTTGGAATCAGTGGTCAAGGAAGAACCGAGGAGGATAAAGTATGGGCAGCTCAAAGAAATGGTTGGGGTAGAAACGTAGTTTTTAATGAATATATTTTAGAAAATTTTAATAAAGACATGCCCGTAACTTCAGTATATCCAAATATACATACAAGATTTTATAACCCTATTTGGGGATCTGGTGGTAGGGCAGCACTAGGGTATTTGGATTATGATGCTGGCGTTCCTGGTGGTGGTCGTCATAAATTTTTTAGCCCAACAAACTATGGATCAGTAACCAGCCTACCAAGCATAGATGATTATTATCCAAGGCACAGATCACCATCAGCATTTCACGCCGGAAATAGTCATTTAGCGGCTCCAATATTTCGTCGTTATGAAAGACCAGATTCTAGTTCTTTAATTATACATGGATCTGTTAATCCTACTGATTTCTTAACGGACGTTAATCATAGCATTACTGTTACAGCAACTTATGGATTTTCTGCAAATGCAATTCATAGCGGTGGAACATTAGTTAATCCAGTAGTATATAATGGTTTAAACTATTACGCTAATACTCACGTAAATTATAAAAAAGAAGGTATAAACAGAATTAGAATGTTTATATACCGACCTTTTGC